GACGGCGTAAGCGTCAAACTCAATCAAGGCAGCATGAAAGGCGGCACACACATCGACGCAGAACGCGCGAATACCCTATCATGGATTGACGGCGAGGCGTTGAGTTATGAGGGTGCGCAGTTGCAGACAGACGGCAGCTATAAACTCACTGGATTAGTGCGCGGCCAATATGCAACTATACCAACAGACCACGCAAGCGGTGCGCGGTTCATTCGGATTGATGAGGCGCTATATCGCCATTCTTATAGAAAGGAAGATATAGGGAAAACAGTATATTTGAAGTTTACCTCTATGAACCTGTTCGGCACGAATGAGCAAGGCCTTGATGAAGTGCAAGCCTACCCGTATAAGATAGTGCCTTACTATATCCCAGAGGTTAGCAATTTAGCACTATATACTAAATACTACGAAATCGGCAACGGCGTATTATCCTTTGACGTGGTGGCTCAATTTGATGTGCCTCGTATCAATAGCCTTGATACAGTCGAATTGTGGTACAGAGAGCAAGGCGGCACATGGAAATATGGCGGTGCTGGTGAGGGCCTTATTACTGTTAGCGGGTGCGAACTCGGACACACCTATGATGTGAAAATTCAAGTAAAGGACACGCATGGCAATACATCGCAGGGCTTAACTAAAAGCATTACAGTTGAGATGAAAAGCGAAATACCGAATGCACCGCAGGGCTTTTCTGTTTCATTCGGAGATATGGCACATTTCAATTGGCTTGAAGTTAGAAATGCCGATGTAGATTATTATGAAATTAGATCCGACCTCAGCGCAGGGCAAAATGACGGACTAATTGGCCGAAGTAATAACACCACATTCAGCACCTTATTAACAGAACGCACCTCAAAAGTATATTGTATTGCTCATAATCCTGCTAAAGGATACGGCGCACCAGCTGAATTGACGTACAACGTGCCTATACCAAAGCAGCCGACGAAAATCAAAGCAACGGCTAATATCAGCGGTATAGGCGTTACGTTTGAATCAATTCCAGTCAATTGCAAGGGCGCGAACGTATATATCGATGACAATGTGTATTACATCACTACGAACGTTATCAATGTACCGCTCGAGGCTGGAGTATACGCTGTACAAGTGGCGTATGTTGACATGTTCGGAGAGGGACCACGCAGCAGCGCGGAGAATGTAGCGGTAAAAGCTAAAATCGATAAGTCCCTACTCGATATGGAAAGCCTAGGCCTAGATGGAATAGACAAAGCGGTAAATGACTTAAAAGGCGAAGTCGGAACAGTCAAGACCGCTGTTAATGGAATGGAAAACAAAATCATCGACATTGGCAATGCGTACCAGCGCACTTTGAGCGATTATCAAAATAACGTAAATTCACAAATCACGCAGATTTCAAGCGGTATTGAGTTAAAAGTAACAGAGGCTATGAACAGCCTTGACGGCGCTGAACTGGTGAGCCGTATTAATTTGAGCCCAGCAGGCACACGCATAGACGGCAAGCTCTTGCACGTTACTGGGGCAGCATTATTTGACGATAATATTATCACAAATAAAATGCTACAGGCTGACAGTGTAAACGCTAGAAATATAAAAGTTAATAGCTTATCTTCTTTATCTGTCAATACTGGCAACCTAACAGGTGGCTCTATCACAGGCGGCACATTTAAGAATGCGAACGGCTCATTTAAGATTGATCCAAACGGCAATATCGTTGGGGCTAACATCACAGCCTCACGCATTGACGCTCAATCAATTTATCAAGCCGGCTTTAAAGTTAAATCTATTGACTTCAAGGTGTTCACTGTGGCTCATGGTGAATGGGTTCCCACTATAAGCAACTACGGAGAGGACGAATGTACGTTTATTCCGATTGGATATAAAATGACAGAACACGGCCGTAAAGCGAAAAGGCAAAGACGTGGTGACGATACATGGAACAGGATTGCACCAAAAAGAACTAATGAAAACTGCACGATTTATTTTCGCTCTCAAGACCCATGGGGTGTTGGAAATGGCGATAACTATAAAGCGGAGAGTAAGGTTGGATTAAATGGTCGCAAAGCAATTTGTCAAGAGTGGTGGCAACAAAGAGAATATGATGGCGATGATGGTTATGAATACTGGGAGTACTTAAATCTTGGTGTATTATACGTTCTCGTCATTGGTAAAAAATAGTGTTGCAAACCATATGTTAGACAATAAAAAGGGGGTAGCTTATGGTAAAACACGATTTCACGCTACACGCTGGACATGATTTTAATTTTACATATCAAGTGCCAGAGGGTAGCGACTTAAACCTCACAGGCTATACAGGCGTATGCAAGATACGAAAAAGGCCTAATGAGGCAGTTATATTTGAGCTGAATGCAACAGTCGAAGAAAAGAGCGTTACATTCTCACTCGCTGGCGACGTATCAGCGAAAAAACAGCTACAGACTAAAGACTTTGTATATGACGCATTTATTTATAATGATAGTGATCATATCAAGCTAGGCTATGGCAAAATTACATTTATTCAAGACATTTCAATGCATTAATCAGAGGAGATATTAATCATGGCAGATAACACTTTAACTTTGAAATTTGATAAAGACACTATTTTACCTTTATTCGAGGGTTTAAGAGGCCCTAGAGGCGAAAAGGGCGAGGACGGCCAACGTGGTGAGCGTGGCGAAAAGGGCGAGCAAGGCCTTAGAGGCCCTAAAGGTGAGCCAGCAAGTGCAGAGCGTGCAGCAGAATTGCTCAAACAAAAGAATGTATATCTCGCAGATTCTAGCGTTGAAACAGTTCTTGCAAAATTGGTTGAATTGTTAGGCGATTCTATCAATGTAATATTTAAACAATTGGAGTATTTCCAACCTGTTGAAGGTCAAGAGTTCCTCGATATTAAAGGGGAACCACACTTCAAGGTTTCTGTAAATGGTGGCGAAAAACGTGAATTTGAAACTGACAATATGCGTGTTCCGATTGCTCCATTTGGTCGAGATGATATCCGTGTGGTGTATTTCGATTTGGCTGATCGTGAAGTTGGCAGCATCTCCGTCAAAGGATTGGAATCCGCAACAGCTGATGAAACATTTACAGACACAACCGGTGCGAAGTTCGAGAAATATGGTCGCAAATTAGTGTTGCGATTGGCTACATATAACGGCAATTCATTCAATTGGCTCGGAAAATGGAATAAGTATGATGTTGAAACACTTGAAATTATCAGCAATGATAAGAAAACAATCGTTGATAATGATAATGCACCTTACAAATATAGTGGCTTAACATTTATTGTGAAACAACCTACTAACATTAATTTCAGTACAACATTTAATCAAGGCACAGTAACTGTGAATACATTGGAAAGAACTATTCAATTAACACTTGATAATTCAAGCATTCAATATGTTGATGGGGTATATGTTAATAGAGGAACAGGCTCATTAGATGCATTATAATTCATAATAAGGGGAAAGCATGGGAGAAATTACATACTTCTTGGAAGAGGCTTGGCGAATGATGACTGAATCCTTCGCCTTAAAGGCCTTACTCGCAGTTGTGGCCGAAGTGGGGATATATGTGCTTGGATTGAAACATATTCAAGTGTTGGGCATTTTTATTATGTTGGTGTTTCTTGACCTTTTAACTAAATGGAGTGCAATCGGATATCAAATGTTGATTGATATGGGTGCCAAGCCGGAGAATATCGGTGGCATCGATAAATATATCGCAATTCCGGCCGCATGGGGTAAAGGGTTGATATCATCTAAGCATATGCGAAAGCCTTTTATTACGAAAGTGCTAACCTATTGCATTGCTACAGCCGGAGCATGGTGCTTTGATTTCATGGCCGGCAATTACGCATTCGCAGTCAACTTGGTTTGGCTATATCTTGCCTCTGTAGAGTTCTTGTCTATTCTCGAAAATATGCGAGATGGTGGGAACACAACAATCACAGGATTATTGGAATTAGTTCAAAGCAAGATTGATGGTATTTTAAAAAAATAAGGTTTTTATATTGAAAATTGGTACACACTTTGATGATTACGAATTTGCTTGCAGTTGCCATCGTCATGAGGTCGATGAAAATGGGCATAATAAGTTGGACCATATCATCGACAAGCGTTTGGTGGACTTATTAGACAGAATTCGTGAACGTTTAGGGGTGCCGTTATATATTAATAGCGGTTATCGTTGCCCTGAACATAATGAGGAAGTAGGGGGCGTGCCTAATTCTCAGCATGTAGAGGGT